ATCCAATTGATGCTACTGCAGATGTAAACGTTGATGCAGAAGCAGGCGGTGAAGCAGTTGATGTAAATGTTGATGTACAAGATGGAGCTCTTGGTAGAGCAAGAAGATAAATGCGTATACTTGAGTTCACAAGTAGATCAAATAAACCATCTGCACAACAATTAACTGCACTAGCAGAATATCTGCTGGGCAGAGCAGATGACGAAGACACTCAACACACAGTTCCAATCGGAGTCTTTTTAAGCATGGCTCACAACATGGGTGTAAATATAACTGATAAGCAGTTACGAACACTTGCAACACAAGACCCTTTAAAAAATATAATTGCAAATGTCGATGCTGATAACATTATATTAGTAGGCGCTGGAGTTACCGGTGAAGAGGGTACAGATACCATGACTGTTGACCAAGCACAAGATACTGTAGCCAGTATGGCAGATAGTGCAAACGACCTAACATAAATGATTGAAATTCCAAAGGTTGAATTTTATATTAACCATACGTGTAACCTAACCTGTGAAAACTGTAATAGATTCAACAACCATAATTTTGTAGGTTGGCAAAGGTTTTCTGATCATAAAGCTGATTTAGAAAAATGGGCTACCAAAGTAACAATTAAGCAGATTGTAATAATGGGAGGTGAGCCGTTGCTCAATCCAAGTCTGCTTGATTGGATTACAGGACTCAACCGAATCTTTCGTAGAAACGTACAAATATTAAGCAATGGTACAAGATTATCAAAAACTCCAAAACTTTATAAACTTTTAGGCGGTAAGATTGATAACTGGATTGGTATTAGTTGGCACAATCGTAATCATAAAGATATGTTGTTAGAACAAATTAATGCATTTATGACTCATCCAATAAAATACCCAAAAAATTTAGATGATGATTTAAAAACAAACGACCAACTGACGTTTATTGATGCAAGAAATGTAAGAATTGTAGTATGGGTACAAGATAACTTTTTAAGTGCAGCTGTTCATAAGAATAATCAAGGAAAATTTACATTATATGATAATGATCCAAAAGAAGCACACAGTGGTTGTGTGTTTGTAAAATATAAATCTTATCATATGATAAACGCAAAACTTTATAAATGTGGTCCAGTTGCATTGTTTCCAGATTTTGACAAACAACATAATTTTGATATACCAGATTCTGACCGGCATCTAATAAACAATTACAAACCTTTGTGTATTGACGAATTTGATACCAGAGGTGTTGAATTTTTAAAAAACATAGATAATGTGATTCCACAGTGTAAATTCTGTCCTACCTGGAGAGATAGTAGTCATAAAATTATATATCCAGAGGTGAAAGTAAAATCAAAGTTAGCCTAAATTCATTGACTTTCTTATATAATACTGTAAAATATTTAGATGCTTATAGAAAAATTTCAATACAAAAATCTCTCACGAAAACAGGTTGACGGCAAGCGACTGTATTCTACTCCTGATGGCAATGCCGTGCCTAGTGTCACTACCATACTTGGTGCTACACAATCAAAAGAAAAGCAAGAAGGACTAGCACGATGGCGTAAACGTGTAGGCACTGATCAAGCACAAAAGATAGTAACAGAAGCTGCGAACAGAGGCACACGTATGCATACCTATTTAGAGAACTATTGCATAGATGGCACTATAAAGCCAAGAGGCAATAATCCTTTTAGTTGGCAATCGCATGCAATGGCACAAGCAGTAATAGAACAAGGATTATGTAACGTAGATGAAGTATGGGGAGTTGAAGTACCTATGTACTTTCCGGGTATCTATGCTGGTACAACAGATTGTGTTGGTGTGCATAAAGGCGAACATGCTATTATGGATTTCAAACAGTCAAACAAACCAAAAAAAGTCGAGTGGATTGAAGATTACAAACTACAACTTTGTGCATATGCAGAAGCACACAATGAAGTATACGGTACAAACATACGCAAAGGTGTTGTACTAATGGCAGTTAAGCCAGCCGTAGACGACATGGGACATCTCAAAGAACAACCACTATACCAAGAGTTTATAGTAGAAGGCGATGACTTTGAGCATTGGCGTCAGCAATGGTGGAAGAGGGTTGAGCAATACTATATCTCAAGCTAAATACACATAATCGGAGTTAATAAATGGCAATAGTACAAGTATCACGAATTACCAATAGAAAAGGCCTAGCTGACAACTTACCACAATTAGCAGGTGCTGAATTTGGTTGGGTAATTGATCAAAGAAAATTATATATCGGAAATGGAACCCTAGCACAAGGTGCACCAGCAATTGGAAACACAGAAATCCTAACCCAATACAGTGATATTCTTAATGTTGCAACAACCTATACATATAAAGGTGAACATGCTGGATACACAGTACAAACTGGACCATCATCAAGCGATCCAGTAGTACAAACACTTCAAGCAAAACTAGATAATTTTGCCAGTGTGCTAGATTTTGGCGCAACTGGTGATGGAGTTACAGATGATACTGATGCTATTAATAGAGCATTATTTCAGCTTTTTTGTGTGCAAACAAACACAACAATAAGACGTAGTTTATATTTTCCAGGAGGAACATATAGAATTACAAATTCAATCAATGTTCCAACCTTTGCAAAACTCTGGGGTGATGGGCCTGATAGTGTTATTTTTGAAATGGACGTTTCAAGTGATAGTAGCTACGGAAGTTATGTATTGCGTACCGCTGACAGTTTGCAACAAACTGGTGCAAACATAGGAAGTAATAGTGCAACTGCTCCTCGAGATATTGTTATATCTGGTATGTCATTTACTAGTAAAGAACCAATTGATCTAGTTTTAATTGATCGTGCTGAAGGTGTTAGCATTAGTAATTGTAACTTTCAAGGAAGTTTAACAAGTGCTCCAACAAATGCAAGTGATGATATTTCTGGAGTAAGGTTTGATAGTACATCGGCGAATACCTGTAAGCAGATTGAAATAAACAATTGTAAGTTTAGTTTTTTAAGTTATGGTGTTAACACTGATGAAAATGTTCAAGGTGTAACTGTACAAAATTCTCAGTTTAACAGTTTGTATCAAGGCATCTTACTCGGAACTGGTACACCAAGTAACGGTGGCCCAGAAGGCGTTAGAGTTGTGCAAAATCTCTTTGATGAAGTAGCAAAGCAAGGTATAAGCATAGGTGCAGTTGCATTCAATGTCAGTGCATATAACATATTTTTAGACGTTGGAAATGATTACTTAGGTGCTGGTAATGCAGGATCTCCTGTTGTTGAAATCAATGGCAATGACAACGTAAGTATCGGCGATATGTTTGAACGAAGCGATGCTGATGATCTAGTTCAACCAAGAGTAGAACTTAACAACAAGGCATGTTATGCTCTTATAAATGGCAATGAGATTGAATTTGGTACCTATCATAGACTTGCTGGTGTGAGTACCGATCTCTCAGTCCAAGGTAGTCCAACCACAATCTTTACTGTTAATACTGCAAATGCAACTGCTTTTAATGTCAACTACCAGATGAAAGAATCATCAACAAATGTGGTACGTTTTGGTTCACTTAGGGTTGTTGGACAAGATACAGATGACAGTGCTGGTACACTAGCATATGTAGATGATTTCAGTGAAGATAATCCAAATAACTTTGTGCTAAGTGCAGTACAAAGTGGATCAACAATCAGTGTGCAATACACAAGTACTATTGCAAATACTTTTCAATACTCTCTCGAACATTTTAGTGTTTAGAACATGTGGCAAAGCCATACTGACAAGAGATTAGCCTCTTGGGTTAATCTACGTAACTCATGCAAAGAAAACTACGACCTTGAAAAGGTGATAATTACCATACACGATTGGTGGCAACAAGCACCAATGGTGTTGCGATATTTACATACTGATTTAGTCAAAGAATGGCCTGATCCTTGGGAATTAATTGCCGAAAACACCTACTGTTCACTTGCAAAGTGTTTAGGAATGTGTTATACTATCTGTATGTTAGATAGACAAGACATATCCTGTCTTTGTATATCTGAGATTGATAATAATGACTATATAGTCCAAGTGAACAATGGATTATATGTGTTGAATTGGTCAGTAGATAAGATAGTAAATATCACACTGTTAGAAAAAGTGACAATAACAAGGAACATAGACTCTGCTGTGTTTCTACACAAGATTCGATAGAAAGGCCCCCAAATGACAATTAGTGTTACTAAAAGAGACGGAAAGAAAGAACCATTGGACATTGAGAAACTACACAAAGTGGTTTGGTGGGCAACAGAGAATATAACAGGAGTAAGTGCAAGCCAAGTTGAAATAAGCAGTAACGTACAATTTTATGATGGCATCACAAGTACAGACATACAAGAGACACTTATAAAAAGTGCCGCTGATTTAATATCAGAAGAAACACCAAACTATCAAACAGTTGCTGGTAGACTTATTGTATATCATATTAACAAGATGGTTTATGGTGGAGCAACACCGTGGCATATTCACAAACTTGTAAAACACAATGTTGAGGCAGGTTTTTATGATGCAGAACTGTTGAGCGAATACACTGAAGACGAGTGGAATACCATCAACGGTTGGGTAAAACATGAACGTGATGAACAACTAACATATGCGGCTATGGAACAGTTCCGCGGCAAATATCTAGTACAGAATAGAGTAACAAAAAAACTTTATGAAACTCCACAAATGGCATATATGCTTATAGCGGCTACACTGTTTCAAGACTATGATCGCAAAAGCAGACTGCGTTATGTAAAAGATTACTATGATGCGATTTCAACACATCAAATCAGTTTACCAACTCCTGTGATGGCTGGTGTACGTACACCACAAAGACAGTTTAGTAGTTGCGTACTAATAGAAACAGATGATAGTTTAGATTCAATCAATGCAACTGCAAGTTCAATTGTAAAATATGTTTCACAAAAAGCAGGCATTGGTATCAATGGTGGACGTATTAGAGCACTAGGATCACCTATCAGAAACGGTGATGCTTATCATACTGGTGTTGTGCCATTTTATAAAATGTTTCAAGCGGCCACACGTAGTTGCTCACAAGGTGGAGTGCGTAACGGAGCCGCCACGCTTTACTATCCACTATGGCATTTAGAAGTTGAAGACTTACTAGTACTTAAGAACAACAAAGGTACAGAAGACAACAGAGTTAGACACATGGATTATGGTGTACAGTTTAACAAACTGATGTATGAACGATTAATGTCAGGTGGAGACATTACACTGTTCTCTCCTAACGATGTTCCCGGACTTTATGATGCTTTCTTTGCAGATCAAAACAAGTTTAAAGAATTGTATGAAGCCGCAGAACGTAAAACAAGTATACGTAAAAAGAAAATAAGTGCTATAGAACTTTTTAGTGCTTTCATGCAAGAAAGAAAAGACACAGGTAGAATATATCTACAAAACGTTGATCATGCAAACGAACACAGTAGTTTTAAGACCGATGTGGCACCGATTAAACAGAGCAACCTCTGTTGTGAAATAGACTTGCCAACCAAGCCTCTTGATGATATAAATGATGTGACCGGTGAAATTGCTTTGTGTACATTAAGTGCAATAAATTGGGGCAGTTTTACAAATCCAGAGGACATGCAAAAGGCATGTACACTTGCAGTTCGTGGACTTGATGCACTACTTACATATCAAAACTATCCAATAATTGCCGCACAAATGGCAACAGAAGGAAGACGCCCGCTTGGAGTAGGTATTATCAATTTAGCATACTTTCTTGCTAAAAATGATGTAAGTTACAGTAATCCAGATGCACTTAAATTGGTTGATACTTGGGCACAACATTGGAGTTATTATCTTATCAAAGCCAGTGCCGATCTAGCAGAAGAATTTGGTGCATGTCCACTAAACAATGAAACAAAATATTCAGACGGAGTATTACCGGTTGACACTTATAAAAAAGACGTTGATGAACTAGTGGTACATGTGGATGCAGTTGATTGGACAGGACTAAGAACACAACTTAGAGAAACAGGAATACGTAATTCAACACTTATGGCACTTATGCCAGCAGAAACATCTGCACAGATATCAAATAGCACAAATGGTATTGAACCACCAAGAGCATTTGTTAGTATAAAACAAAGCAAAGATGGAGTACTAAAACAGGTAGTACCAGGGTATGCACGTTACAAAAACAAATATGAATTATTATGGGATCAGAAGTCACCAGAAGGTTACTTGAAGATTATGGCGGTATTGCAAAAGTATATCGATCAAGGCATAAGTGTAAACACATCTTACAACCCCGTACATTATGAAGATGAAAAGATTCCAATGAGTACAATGCTACAACATCTGCTACTATGTTATAAATATGGACACAAGCAGTTATATTACTTCAACACATTTGACGGTGCTGGAGAAATCGACGTAGACAAAATGAACGAAACACAACAACAAGAACTCACTATCGAAGAGCCAATGTACGAAGAAGCCTGCGATAGTTGCACAATATAGGAATCACAATGAGTGTATTGAATACAGCCAACAGAGACCATACGACCAGTCTTGCATTTTTAGATCCAGCCGGCGGAGTTGGTATACAACGTTATGATACTCTAAAGTATCGTCAATTTGATAAACTCACTGATAAACAGTTGGGTTTTTTCTGGAGACCAGAAGAGGTAGATGTACTTCGTGATGCAAAAGATTTTAAAGAGCTTACTGAAAACGAAAAACATATTTTCACAAGTAACTTAAAAAGACAAATACTATTAGACAGTGTACAAGGTAGAGCACCAATTGAGGCATTTGGTCCTATTGTTAGTTTGCCTGAGCTAGAAAATTGGATAATTACTTGGACATTTAGTGAAACAATACATTCAAAAAGTTACACACATATTATCCGTAATGTATATGCAAACCCAAGCAAGGTGTTTGACGAGATGATGGACATACAGGAGATCATTGACTGTGGAGACGACATTACTGCATACTATGATGATTTGGTAGAAACTTGCAGTTACTACAACTTACTAGGTGAAGGTACACACACTGTAAACGGTAAGAAAATTAAAATTGATCTATACGAACTTAAAAAGAAACTGTGGATATGTTTGACAAGTGTTAACATCTTAGAAGGTGTACGTTTTTATGTATCCTTTGCTTGCAGTTGGGCGTTTGCTGAACTTAAGAAGATGGAAGGCAATGCTAAAATTATCAAGTTTATTGCACGAGATGAGAATGTACATCTAGCAAGCACTCAACAGTTGATGAAAATACTACCACAAGACGATCCAGACTTTGTAAAAATTAAGGAAGAGTGTGAACCACTTGTTATCAAAATGTTTGAAGATGCAGTAGAACAAGAATGTGCATGGGCTGACTATTTGTTCAAAGATGGTTCAATGATTGGACTTAATGCACAGTTGTTAAAAGAATATGTACAATGGATTGCAAACAAACGTATGACTGCCGTTGGAGTCCCTAGCAGTTATAAAGGTGCAAGTAACCCACTTCCATGGACACAAAAATGGATCGCTGGCGGCGATGTACAAGTAGCTCCACAAGAGACTGAGATAACAAGTTATGTCAACGGTGGTACAAAACAAGACGTAGATAATAATACATTTAAAGGGTTTAGTTTATGAGTGTGACTGTATATACAAAAGACCTATGTGCATATTGCAATGCGGCTAAAAGTCTTTTAAGAAAAATGAATGTTCAGTTCAATGAAGCAAAAATTGGAACAGACATAACCAGAGAAGAGCTACTCGAAATTGCTCCTAATGCACGTACTGCACCACAGATTGTGATCAACAACAAGGTTGTTGGTGGTTACGATGATTTAGTTGAATATATTGAAAATACAGGCTGGAATGGTTCTGGCTACTAAGTAGTTGCATGAGTTATAACATTTATAATAAGTGGGATCCACTTAAAGTTTGTATGTTAGGCAATAACTATGCCCCTGAGTTTTTTAATGGAATACCGGATAAGGCTGGTGATCCATTAAAACGTATTTGCGAAGAAACACTAGAAGATCTAGAGGGTTATAAAAGTATACTACAAGACTTTGGTGTGGAAGTCATACAACCACAGTTAGATAATAGTGAACGTTTTACAGACAATCCGCATAGATATCGTCGTGGTCCACTACAACCACGCGATCGACAGGTAATAATAGGAAATACATGCTTTACAACTCGAGCAGATCATCCATCAATACATCAAGCACTTGCAACTTATGATTCAATAAACACACTATTTACTGATACATTTCCATTGCCGCCACACAAATATAATCAAATTGCATGTAAAGTATCTGGGGACTGGCCCAAATATGATGATTATGTAAATAATTGTGAACTTAAAGAGCATGTTGCAAAAGAAATTGAGAGTTTACACTATAATTGGTTGTGTTTTTCTAGTGCTAGTTCTTTTTTACTGAACGATCGTTTGTTAATAGGATGTAGTTACTCTGACATTCAAAGAGATGCCCTTCCTGGAATTAAATATTTTATTAAAAAACACGCAGGGTTGGATTTAAAATTAGAATTTACAAATATGGATGGACACACTGACGGTAACTTTCATCCTATAAAACCAGGTGCGATACTAAGTTTATATGATGTACAAAATTATTCACAAACATTTCCTGGTTGGGACATCTGTTATCTACCTGACCAAAGTTGGAGTAAAGTAAAACCATTTTTAGATGTAAAAAGAAAAAACCAAGGTAAATGGTGGTTAGCTGGCGAAGAAGACAATGACGAGTTTACACATTTTGTAGAAACCTGGTTACAGGACTGGGTAGGCTATGTAGAAGAAACTGTATTTGATGTTAATGTACTCATGCTTGATCAGAACCACTGTTGTGTGTCAAACCCTAATAATGAAAAAGTAAATGCATTTTTAAAAAAACACAAAGTAGAACCTGTTTATGTTCCATGGCGTCATAGATACTTTTGGGATGGTGGTTTACATTGTATCACACTTGATTTGTACAGAGAAGGAAAAAATTAATGTTAGAACCAAACAAAACTTACTCATTGCGTCTTAGTGATAGCAGTGAGATTATATGTAAAATTGTAAGCACAGATAGCAACGAAACAATAATATCTCATCCATTTAGTTTAATTCCAACACAACAAGGTGTACAACTTTTGCCTGCAATGATGAGTGCAGATGAGACAAAAAATGTGACCATAAATACAAATAACATTACAATGTGGACAGAAACAAACAAAGATGTTATTGCAAGTTACATACAAGCAAGTACTGGTATAGTGGCTGCACCAAAAGGAATATTAAAAGGGTAAAAATGCCAGGAGCAGTAAGAATAGGTGATCCAAACTCAGGCGGTGGTCTTGCAGTGGGTACAGGTGCAAGCAGTGTCATTATCAACGGCCGCCCAGCATGCCTAATAGGAACATCAGTTACTCCGCATCCTTGTTGTGGTGCCCCAGGGTGCGAAATTCATTGTGCGGCGAGCACAACTCTAGGATCGATGAGTGTACTTGCTGAAAATAAACCTATCAACTACGTAGGCTCTCCAGATACTTGTTTTCATACAAGAGCAACTGGTAGTACTGACGTTATAATCCCAAGAGGTTAGCATGGCTTGTGGTGGTGCAATTACCGCAACAGTTTTAACAGCTGGTGCTGGACTCGCAGGAAACGTTGGTGGCAATCCATTAGAATCAATCAGTGGAGCTCCACTTAATATCACCGATGCAACAACTGGACTGTCCGGTTCTCCAACCATGGCCGGTTTGACTAGTGTACAGAGTGCAGTTCAAGGTCTGCCTAATATGGCAGCTGTGACCAATACTGTATCAGGAATTACCAGTAGCCTACCTGCAAGTTATCAACAAAGTTTTAGCAACATGGCCAGTGGACTTGGCGATAATGTGTTTAGTGCAGGTTTTGATGTATTTTCAGGAGATGCACTAAGTGTCATGGGGGCTTCTAGTGGAATTACCAATGTACTTCCAACTGGATTAGAAAATGCCGCTAAAGTCATGGGTGGAAGTGTAAGTGCTGGAAATATAGTTGGCAATGCAAGCAAGTTTGGCAGTGTACTAGGAGCCGCTGAAGGCTTTGTAGGCAGTTCAAATCAAATGATCTCAGCAGCAACAAATGCTGCCAGCAGTTTTAGTGGCGGCACTTTTCCAGGTATGGATGCAATAAGCACCGGCGGACTTAGTGGAGTTACAAATGCACTACCAGATTTTGGAACCGATCTTGGAAAATTAGGAAGCACTGTTGATTTTAGTAGTATCGCCGATCTTGGATCACCAGGACAACTTTTAAAGAACATGGATGTTGCTGGTAATCTTGGACCAATGTATGACAAAGTAGCAGATATCAAGATAGATCCAAGAATAGCCGGAAGTTTAGGTGGATCACTTAGCACCGTTACAAATGCTATCTCAAACAACACAGGCGGATTAACTGTTAAAGATCTTGGTATTAGTGCAAGTGATCTTGCACAACTAGGACCCGCACTACCAAATAATGTACAAGGACAAATTTATGATGCATTTGGCGATCTATCAACCACAGAGGTTGCAGATGTAAAAGGTATACTGAAAAATACACAAACTGGCATAACAAATGGCGCAGATCTAATGAATCCACAGAAACTGTTTCCTACAAGTTCATCGACACTTACTGCACCGTTGAGAACTGCCAGTGTTGGCGAAAGAGCAATTTATACTGCAAATGGCTCAGTCAATGAAGAATTTGCAAGTCTTGGAACCGCACTTGCTGGAGCATTACCAGAAGATCTTGCCGTTGCAAATGGAGCACTGGCAAGAAGTTTTGGACAGATAAAAGGAATTGAAAAAACAACTCCTGAAACTCTTACTGCGGCAGTGAACAGTTTAGAAACCAATAAAGATCTACCATTGGTACAAAACCAAACACAATATGTTTCAGACGATGTGGTAAATTATTGGAAAACCACTTATGGAACAGATAGTAATATACAATTAGCCACAGGGCCAGATGGAACTTTTAGTGTAAGTGATGTGATTGGATATGCCGCAGGATACAACAGCTTTGCTCCTCTACAACAGAATCAGATACTAATGCAGGAACTAATTGATAGTGGTGCAATGAATGTTTTCTATGCTGACAACGGATCATCTAGTTCTAATACTGGCATTTTAATTGTAATGGATTATTTTATAGCAGGAGCTTATGATCCAACAGCTCCAGCAACTACCCCTTACGTTATACCAGCAGGTGTCTACGGCGCAGGAACATATGTAACTCAAGAAGATTGTTGGAATGGTATTATAGCTGCCGCACAACAATTGATGCAAGACTTTTATAATGCTCATTCTCAGGCACAAACAATACAAGCAAACTTTAAAAGATTACAAGAACAACAGGCTAGAGAAAAATTAATTCGTTCAAAAATTGATCTGGATCTTGATGTTGTACCTGCAAACACAAACAACGCAGTTCAATTGGCAGCAAATTTATCAAATTATGGTCTGGATACATCAGCTGGCGGTACTGGTGAACTTTTAGAACGTGTTATGAACTTTGACAGCACCGGTGGACAAGCAAGTGTAGCCGCAATGAGAGAAGCAAGAAACATTGATAAGTTAGCTGAAGCAAATATAGTACAAGATGGTCCTATTCCAACAACACCACCAAGCAATCCAGGAAACCTATTAAGCGGAACCTATACTGTTGCTGAAGCAGATGCAATTATAATAAGAAATTAGGTTGACAGAATCCAAGTTTCGTTATATATTAATAGTATGATATGTAACAGAAATGGAGACATCACTCATGATAGACGTCAACAAATATCAATCAGAAGAATATAATGGACTACAAGTGGCTTGCGATTGGATACAAGATCTCGAGGAAAACAATAGTCGCTTACACAAAGAAGGTGTAATTGAAAAAGCACTTGTGGCTGCAAGACTAGGAAGTTATAGTGCAGAATGCTTTTTATACAACTGTTATCTTGCATATAATCCATTTTTTACCTACAATATAAAACAGGTTCCTGAAACTGAAGGATTAGAGTTCAAAGAAAATCCATGGGTGGCTTTTTGGGGTTTGTGCGAAAGTTTACGTACAAGAACTATTACTGGTAATGCAGCCAAAGAAGCAGTTGAACTGATGAGTCAAAAGTTTGATAGTGATCAATGGAACATGCTGGCTAGACGTGTGCTTATAAAAGATCTACGTTGTGGCATTACATCTAAAACAATTAACAAGATTGTTGGAAACAGTGAATGGAAGATTCCTGTATTCGAAGTACAACTGGCAACAGATTCAAAAGGACATCCAAAAAAACTAGTTGGCGAAGTAATGATAGAGCCAAAGCTAGACGGAGTGAGAACGATTGCTATTCTTACCAAAGACAATGTACAGTTGTTTAGTAGGAACGGAAAACTTTTCAACAACTTTCCACAAATTGAACAAGAACTTAAAAAACTATGTCCAACTACCACACAAAGAGGTGGCGTGGTAATCGATGGAGAAATCACAGGAAAAAGTTTTCAAGAACTTATGAGAGGTGCAACACGTAAAGACCATGTTGCAACTGACAGTGTATTCAATGTTTTTGATATAATGAGTTTGGTAGAATTCAAACAAGGACACAGTAATAGAAGACAAATAGATAGATTACTAGCTCTTGAAAGTGTTGTAAACAGAGTACAGATGACAAATGTTGTTATGGTCAAAGGAAAACAGATTAACCTTGACAACGAAGAAGATCATAAGTTTATGGCACAATATGCAAACGATTGTGTTGCTGAAGGCTATGAAGGTATTATGATTAAGAAACTTGATGCTCCATACGAATGTAAACGTAGTACATTCTGGATGAAATGGAAGCCAGTAATAACT